GCCATCAAATAGCGAGTAGTGAGTGTGAACGTGCAGTCCAGCATAACTCATATATAATTTTCCTTAAAGATTAGGCAATGGGGGCAGAGAGCGAATCGTCTACCCCCACTACAATTAATTGATTACCAGTCAGTATTGCTGGATGTTAGAGATGGAGCATCAAAACCGAAGTAGAAATTCTCCTGCTCTGCATAAGCCACTTCACGAACAACCTTTTCTAGATTGAATGGCTCAATGCCCTCAAACTTGAAAGGTTCTGTGTCTGGCTTAGTTGGAAGCAATGTGTAATTGGTTTCAGTTCCCTGACCATTACGCTTAATCTTCCACTCTAGGTTTGAGATTGAACCAGTCTCAATTGCATACTCACGGAGATTTCCGAAAGCAGACTGCTTTGAGATACCTTGTGACCATACAGCCACATAAGGTGCTTCAGTACCATCATCAATGATGACGTTACCATACCAGCGAAGACGTGAACGCCATCCGCTCTTAGGTTCTTTACGACCCATTTCACAACCATAGCAACGACCCTCAGAGTCGATTGTACAGACTGCTTTACGCTTGTAGTCCTTTGGATTAGTGTGTTCTGCGATTACCACAGATAGTCCACGACTTTCATCGTAGTTTGCTGAATCAGTATCTAGTTCTTCAATGAAGCGAACCTTTGCTGACTGTCCGTCAGCCAGTTTAACCCAGCGAACTTTCTGACCATTGTTTTCATATTTTGGCTTATCCATTAATGCACCGATATCTTTTAGCCCTTTAATTACGCTCATAATATTCTCCTTATGTTTTCTTAGCGGTATACTAGTTTAGCATACTAGCAATAGTTTTGTCAAATGATTCGTCAATATTTTTTATTGCTTCATCAGACATATCGCCAATATCCTTATATTGTTTATCTATTTTAATAACGGTAACACGAGAGCCAAGACGTTCTACAATCTTATCTTTCATGTTACCGCCAGCCTCATCATTATCTGCAATAACAATAACGTTATTAAAATACTTAATGAGCAGGTCTGTTTGGAAGTTGGATACGTTTGCACCCAAAGTTGCTACCGCTGGAAAACCACACTGGTCTAAACGGATAGCATCAAATGATGATTCAACTACATAGACTTTGCCAGCAGTCTTTACACGATTTAGGTTGAACAAGGTTTTTGCCTTTGGTAGTCCTGGAGTATTCTTAAACTCCTTACCCTCGATTGAACGACCAACAAAGCCCACAGGAATTCCATCTGGAGAGTGAACAGGTATAGTAACCATGTCCTGCTTTTCAGAGAAGCCTAACTGAAACTTCTTAATAGATGATTCATTAATTAGTCTACCTTCATAGTATCTGGTTGCTCTTGGAGATTCCAATGCTTGCTGGTTTAATCTTTTAATCTGCAACTCGTCATAAGGAACATAGTCTGGCTTTTCTACAAGTGTCTGATTAATTTGATAGGACAAGTCAACTTCAGTTTCCTTGGACTTGATGTAGCGAACAGATTCAAAATAGGTTCTGCCAGATGTGTGCATTATTAGTGATGGCAAGTCACAAACGTGATGGCAGGAAAAGCAAAAGAATAGTCCAGAACTTTTATCTACTTCACCAGCAGGTGAGCGATAGTTGTTGTGAAATGGGCAGAATATAATATAGTCAGAATCTACTTCTGATTCGATTGTGATGCCTGACCCTGCGATAACTCGCTTAATTTGTTCTTTTGAGTAGGAATCATTTCTGTTCCGTTTATTCCATTTATCCATAATGCTTTATTCTTTCCTATGTATGTACCATATACTGTTAATGTAAATTCGTAGTAATCTTTTTCGTTATTATATTTTATCGTAAATTGTGGGTCTATGTCAAGTCTTTGTACATACCCCAATTCACACATCTCAAGTGTTTTGAGTCTCACAAGTTCTAGGCGAAGTCTACCGATTGCGGCATCATTCTTAATGATTCCGTCAAACGTAAAGTTCTTAATAGGTCTGTGATATATATTCTCCACACTCTATTATAACTAGTTATCTTCAAAATCCTTATAACGATAGTAGCCCTTATCAAAATCAACCTGCACCAAGAACTCCCCCATAAAACCATTACGGTTCTTGCGGAATACACACTCTAGAATATCTGAGTTAGTGGCACGACCAAGAGCAAGTACCCAGTCAGCATCGTAGGCAATCTGGCGTGACCATGCAGTCTGACCCAAAGTAGGAACAGTGTCCAACTTAGTAACATCGTCTGGCGTAGCAGATGAAATAGATATGATAGGCATTTCTTCAGAGATAGCCATCAACTTTAGTTCACGAGAAAGATTCTTCATGCGAACAGTCTCATTGTCAGACTTTTGGTTTGGAGACATCAACTGTAGGTAGTCCACAATAACAAGGTCAGGTTTGTATTGGTCAATCTTACCACGAATAACTGATGGAGTTACTTCTCCACCATTGTCATTAGAGATGATATGGAACTCTGGTCTTCCAGCAAGTTCCTTGGAGTGCCAACGTTTAAGGTCATCAATCTCTACTTGACCATTGCTGAGTTTACGATGTGACCAAAGACCCTCACCCATGATAGCAAACACACGGTTACGAACTTCTGTCTCAGACATTTCAAGTGATATGATTAGTGGTGATTTACCTTGCTTCCATGCCTGTACCGCCATGTAAAGAGCAAACCAAGACTTACCAATTCCTGGGTAAGCAAGGAACACACCCAATTGACCTGGAGTAATTCCAGCAGGTAAATAATTGTCAAATCCTGGCAGACCAGTCTTGATACCAATAGAACCTAGTTCATTTTGTCTAGCAAGGTTTTCGAAGTAAGCGACAGCAGAATCAATATCAGTAGCATCAATGTCACGGATAACCGCAGTATTCTTTTTTAGTTCTGATGTCTTTTGAATTAAATCTTCTAGTGCCTTAGTACCCTGACCTGCTTGAACATCTGAAGCAGTGGTTCTAAGAACATCTTTTAGACTGTCATTAAGAAACTCTGCTTGTAATTCTTCTAGGTGATACTTGGTAGCACCAATGCCATCGACAGGAATGAAGTCACGGAACTTATCTACAACCAATGATGTTGGTGGAACTGTCCCATTGGCTTCTGAATAGTTGCGAATGAATGTCCAGATATCGTTATGTGTTCTTAGGATGTTGTCTACGTTTGCTTGTAGCAAAACGTGAACTTGTTTGTCTGCCAATACAGCAGAGATTAGTTTTGATTCTGTATTATTCATTTAGCCACTCTTTCGCTTTCAGTCTACGCTCTTGGCGTTCTTTTAAATCTTGCTGTACTTGCTTACGTTTGTAAACAATGTGGTCTGCATAGTTTGCAAAATATTTCCACGATGGGTTTTCAGATACATCAAAATAGTATTCTAGCAAGTCATAGCATTCTGATATACCATAGGAAGCAATAAGAGCATCTGCTGCCCACTGCTCTACGTTTAAATTTAGGGATGGCTTTTCTTCGTACTTTGCAGTATGTAATTTACTGTAGCGACTAAGCAAAGCCATGCGGTCTTTGCGTTCAGCCATTACTTATTGTCAGCCTCTTCTACAGATTCCTTGACTTTTTCAGCCAACTTTGCTTCAACAAAAGCATAGACACGTTCAAACGCATCTGTTATGTTCTCACCATCACGCTTACTATCCGATACAGATAGGTCAATGCGGAGTGATTGAAAGTTACCTAGGTTAAGCGTATAGCCCAGCCCTACCGTAACCTTAGTGTCATCGTTATTCATACCCTTTGTCCTTTCAAGAACTAAATTGATTCATTCCAGATAGGCACAAATCTGCCATCTTCTGTCTTTGTATATACCAGTATACCATCGCCCATACGCCTTGTCAACTCTTGTTTTGTAGGTGTTACATCGTTGGTTATTAGTTTATCTTTTCTTGGTCTACCGTGATGGTAGGATGCAAGTATATCACGAATTTCCCTTACCTGTGATTCAGAATAGTAAGAACGGACCTGCCAGCCCCTCTCTCCGCCCTTCTGTGACCCCATAGGGAAGGGAATAATACCTTTTAGCATTAATGCTGGCATATATTTTTTATGCCTATTTACGAGGGCTGCGGTCTGTCCTACTGTGTATGCTCGTTCTCTTGTTTTTTTAAAATCACTAACTAAACAACTTTCAATCTGGTCTTTTATAATGTTATAAACAGACATTATGCCATTAGAGTTGTTCATATGGTAGACACGAACAAGGTCTCCATTAAGATACCAGACCTTTTTGTTTCCTGGAATCACAGGTGAAGAATTGTATTCTTCCATAGTTTGAGCAGCCATGATTATATTTGCGGAATACCGATTGCTAAAATGTTAATGCGATACTTAATTGTTACTTTTCTGTCTGACTCTAAGTTAACAGCAATTGTTCCGCCACCAGTTGTAATTCCGCTAACAACAACTCCATTTAGCAGGGTTGACGCTGTGCTGCCAGTACCAGTTATTGCATCGGATTCAATTGTAGCAAAGACTAATGGTGGTGAAAGAAAATCTTTTCCAAAAGCAAAGTTTTGAGTGTGTCTAGAGGAAGAATTGGCACTAAGTTCTTGTGTCACTTCTAGTTGAGTTGTTGCAAAAGAAAAGCCTCCAAAGTATGTTAGGGCTGTTTTCTTTTTAGTTGTATCATATATTGGTGACGCTGCATTTGAAAAGTTGTCGCTAAGAACATTTATTTCATCAACAATCTGTCCCAAGAATGTTTGGTCAATTAGTGTATTTGCACTTGGCTTCTGTAATGTCATAGTATTATTATACCACTAAATCTGTCCAGAGTCTATGATTGGCTTTGTTGACTTAGAGTTAGACTGAATAAGAAGAGCATTAGTATTAATAATCTTTATGTTTGTTGGCACTTGGATTGCAACCTTTACAAATCCTGCTTTTACAGAAGACACTGTTGGAATGTCTATGTAGTAGTTGTTTGACGTTACAGTATCTGCATATTCAAAATCTGTAAAAGAAAGTTCGTTATTGTATGACCAACTAAAGTATACGTCAAACCTGTTTGCAGGAAATCCATTGGGGGTGGTCCAACTTACGTTAATCCCAACACCATTAGACTCCACAGAACTTATGGAGACTGAAGAAACAAAACTTCCCATAATGGTAGAAATGCTATCCTGATTAACTTTGTTTATTTTAGACCACTGGCTTAGGGCTTCTCCTTCGTCAGTCACCAATCTATATCTAAATAAATAGTCTAGTGGAGAAGAACTATTTTCAATAACTGCAACTGAGTTATCAAAAACGTTAAAAGTACCAACAACAGTGTTTTCAGCCATTATACAACAGCCACCAAATAACTAAATTCTATTAAGTTCGATGTGTTGTCCGACTTTATGATAGGTAAAGAATCGGAGGTTTTCATAATAGTGTAGGCTGTAAGACCATAAACATTGTTAAAAGAAGAAACATTTTCTAACTTTATTGCATCTAATGCAACATAAAAATTTCCAGCCCCTGTACTGTTATTGTTAACACAAACATAAACTATTATTGTGGAAACTGTATCCCATGAAAAATTTGCTGTTGTAAGCAATTCACTTATTTTTTTAGTAACTACAACATATCTATTGTTTGTAAAATCCCACTGTCCAGGAGATGTTCCATTAGTTAAATTAACAACAAAACTTGCATATTCTGCACCAGCACCGTTAGTAGATGCAAATCTAACCAAAACTTTTACGTTACCTGGAACATCTGCGGTTTGTCCAATTTCTGTACCATTTTTATTAACTACTGAAAATGCAAGTTTAATTTCATCGTTTGAAGAATTTCTTTGAAGATTTATTGGACCTGTTGTTAAATAGATATAGTCTCCAGATGTAACAGAAAGATTTGAACCACTTACTGCTAGTTCTGAGGAATCTCCTCTAACAAAAATTGTTCTGTCTAAAAATCTTGGTCTTTCGTGTCTTATTACTCTATCTGGATAATTTATTTTTTCAAACATAGAGTTGTTAGAGTTTGTATAAAATATTTCATCTGCCACCGTAATATCGTTTTGTGCATCTGCAATGGTTCCTAATTGTAAAGGAATTTCCTGATTGTTTACTTTCCAAGATTCGGTTGCATCAAACAGTGCCAAGGCTTGGCTGTCTAGACCTGTTGGAATAGGATTGCTTTCTGCTGGATATATTCCTACCTCTGTTATTTCGTATCTTTCTTCTGTTGGAAGTTCTGCTGTTAGAACTACCCTGGTTGAACCAGACTCAGTAATTAAAGTCTTTGAAACAATTGGAACTCTCAGTGTTTCAAAAGTTAAAGAGGTTCTTGCTGAATAGTTTCCAAGAGAATCAGACAGTCCAAGTGGCTTTTCTCCAGAACCAATCGCCAGATAGGAGGCATAGGAGTCTGTTTGCCCAACCAAGTATTTGCCAATAATTTGTTTTCCAGTATTTGTAATCATGTATATATTGTATCATTTTTGATGTATCTAGGTGCAAAAGTTTCCACTTGAATTTTGGCTGACTGGGTAGTCCTAGAACTTGGGATGCCTATTGTCACTATTGAACTTGTTAGTGATATGTCATAGGCAGCAACGTTGTTTTGAAATAAATAAGAATAATCTGGCATTTGTAGTTTAATAATTTGTGTTGGAGA